TTGTTTTTATTTATCATATCGCAAATTATACTAGAGCTGTGTTGACATGTAAAGGGTTGACAAGGTAAATAGTGCGCAGTATGATGTTATGACAATAAAAAACCCCGCTACCTTGCGGTAGCGGGGCAAAATAGACTTCTAAATTATTTTTTAACCTTCTAGATCTTCGCAGATTACAAGACCGTACATGTCAGGACGAACCATCGCCTTGCCATAACGGGTCAAAACAGCCTTACGTGGTGAGAAGGTGTCTGGATCGAAGATGGTTGGTGTGGATTGTAGTGGTACGTATGGAGCATATACGTAACCGCTTTCTAGGAAGCTGCCACCCTTACGACCAACGAGAATTACGTTGCGTAGGAAGTATGGGTGAACGATAACGTCAAACTTCTTGTTCATATCGCCAACCTTAACTGCGCCTACTGCACCTTTTTCTGCATCGCTTGTTACAGATGCACGGAAGCCGCTGGTGAATTCAAGAATGTTAGCTACTTCTGGGGAGCAAACTAGGAAGTTTGCACCACCGCGAAGTGTCTTACGGTGAATTGCTGCGGATACATCGTTGATTGTTTCAACAAGTGTTTCATACCACATTGAAACGTTACCAGTGAAGTCTGGAGGAGCTGGGGCATCAGCGGCGGTGGTGTTGATACCTACACCAGTTGCACGGTTAACGAACTTACCGGGACGACGGCTCCAGTACTTGGTGCCAGCGGTTGCACCCTTAACTAGATCGTTTAGGATTTCTTGATCAATTTCAAGACCGATTTGTTCAGAAAGAATGCTTGTCAATTCAACTTCTGCATCGAGGTTGTGATAAGCATTTAGGTCTTGACCTAGTTCTGGGGTCCATGCTGCCTTAAGCTTGCGGGTACGAGCAGTGATTGAGAAGCTGTCTACCTTTAATTCTACTTCTGGAATTGCGGCAGAGTCTTCAAAGGTCCAAGGTGTTGCACCTTGATTGCACCAAGTGCATCTTGACCTACTCCTTCAAGACGATCCTTGATTGGGTAAGAAAGTAATACGTGCGAACCAGTTACAACTGCTGCTAATGCTGCGCTGGTTTGTGCTACAACTACCATTTGTAGGTGCTTAGTGCCAGCTACGTCTACGATGGTGTTTAGACGACGAACTAGTTTTGCGCCGTTTTCCATTGCAGAACCAGTTGCATCACCTACGGTACCAGCGGTATAACCTGCTGCTTGTGCTAGAGATACTGCAAATACATCTTTCTCTGCTAGTAGCGCGCTTTGTGAAAGAGCGGAAAGAGCAACGCGTAGTACGGAAGCCTTGGTGTAGGTAGCATCACCTAGTACGTCTGGATCCCAACGAACAAGAGCTTTTTGTGCGTCTGTTGCAGAAGCAATAGTTACGTTTGATAGAGCAGAATCGCTTACGCTAGCAGTTGGTACGAAGGTGTTATAACGTGAGGTGTTATAACCGTTTGCAAGGTTATAGAAACCTTTTTCTGTGTAATCGCCATCAAGACGTACACCGCCAGTGATTTGTACACCTAGACGATCACCAAAGAAGGAAGAACCTGTTTCAAATACGCGGTCGCCTACGTTACCAACGTTTGTACCACGCTTGAAATCCATGAAGAATACAAGACCGGATGGTAAGCTCATTGGTTGTACGCTTACGAGATCGTTGGCGATAAGGCCAGCGAATACGCGGCGAACGATAGGGAATGCTACTGTTGCGAAACCTTGTACGTCACCAGAAGACATTGTGTTAGCTTCGCGGAGTAATTCTTTTGCTTGGTTTTCAAGCAATACTGCCATTGTTGATTGTTCACGACCTTCCTTTAGACCTTCTAGAAGACCGCTTTTTTGCCATTTACCTACGATTGCTTGTGTTTCTACTAACATGTTGCGTTCTACAACGCCTTCTGTTAGTTTTTCTAATACGTTACTCATTTTATATCTCCTTAAGATAGTTATTTAGTTGATTTAATGCCAGCTAAGGCTTTCAATCTTTCCGCCATAACATCATTAATGCTATTTGCGGGGGACTTCTTTGTTACAAATGGCGTTGCCGCTCTATTTAGTGCTTCGCGTAGAGATTGTGGCGCTTGTTTTTCAACTTTTGTGCCCTCTACAGCATTTTGAAGTGTTTCATAGATGGTTTTCGCCGCTAATACACTATCCGCTTTGGAAATTGATTCGACAATTTGGTTTTTTTGTCGCTCATTCAAGGAGATATTTCCTAGAGCTTTGTTTGTGTATAATAGTTTGGCATTAGAAAGATTAACTTTTTGTAGTTGCTCTTTTAATGTCTCAAGAGTAGAGAATATTTTCTCATTTGTTGATTTCAATGAAGCATTTTCCTTCATTAAATCTTCCATTTTTTCTGCTTCTTCTTCCCGCGCTTCAGTTACTTTATCATCACGGGCTGCTGCTAATTCAACATTACGTTGTTCACGTTTTGTAGTAGTAGTAGAACCCATATAACCACGTCCTTGGGATTCAATGTTTAAATCTACTTTTAAAGATTCTGCTAATTCGGCTAATTCTTCTTCTGTGATTTCAATATCTTCCGATACTGATTCTAGAGAGGCGCGTTGTGCATTATGTATTTCTAATTGTTTTTGCGCTTCTTCTGGTGCCATTTCTTGAAGAATTTCTTCTTCCAATTCAAGAACATCTTCTTCAAGTGCTAATTCTTCTAATCCTTCTTCTATATCAGGTTGCATAGCAGCAGGATCAGCGTCGTTTTCTTCCATCCAACCTTCTTCAAGCTCTAATTCTTCTTCTAGTTCATTTTGACCAGCCTCTACAGGAGCGCCGGGAGCTAATGCATCTTGCATAATTGTTTCACCAACAGAAGCAATATCTCTTTCGGATAATATTTCTTCATCAAGATCAAACATTTCATTCATTGTTTTTTTAATTTGATCAAAATTGATGATGATTTTTTCATCTTCATCGCCATCAAGAAAAGAAACTGCAACGTTATCCAATGCTTTACCGCCATCTGTTTTTTCTTCACCGGCAGCAGACATATCAAGGGCAGATGTAGCATCTGGCGCGGCAGCTGCATCTGGAGGGGCTGTTGGGGCTCCTGTTAATGCTGCATCGGGTGGTAATTCAGGTGTAGGAACTGCTGCTGCTTCTTGCTCTAATAACTTTTCAACTGTTTGTTGAAATTCATGAGAATATTTTTCAATTAATGTATTCTCTGCACTTTTGATAGCAGCTTCTTTTAAGGCTGTTGCATCAACGATAGCCTGTTGTAACAAATCTGATTGCATTAATAAATCTCCTGTATGCAGGAAAAAGTCCAATACTTTTACTTAATTAGTATTATACGCTTCAAAATGACAAATATAATGAAGCATATCGATAGCTTAAGTGTTATTTCTTTTTAGCTTTTTTCTTTTTTGGAGAGCTTTCAGGATCTTTTGAAGCTTCTATATTGGCTAATCTTGCATTCCGCTTATATTTCATTTGACGTTGACGTTCTAAAACGCTAGCTTTGTCAAAGCGCTTTGTATAAGCACTATAATCATAAAGATATTGAACTAAAGATTCTTTGCTACATGCTTTTAAAAAGCGATTAATAAGTAGTTCATTGTTTTCCAAAGAAGGTTGTAAACCTTTTGGTAATCTAGTTTCTAAATTAACGGGACGCTTACTCATACTTTACTCTTTTACTTTCTTGCCATTCATGGCATTTAATGTTTGTTTCCAAACTTGTTTATTTTCTAATAACCTGCTAATATCAATTCCGGGGTCGCTATTTGTTATTTCAGCATCTTCTTTTAATGGTTGTGTGCCAGCAAAGGCATCAAAACCACTCATGCCAATACTATCAAGTGTTTTCTTTCTGTTTTCTTGCATTTCACGAAGAGCTTTATTTTGCTTAACAGTGATTTCTTCTAAATTATTCTTTTGTTTTACAGGTTGAATGTTATTTTTTGTTGATACTTGGGTAGAAATGACTGCACTTTCACTCAACATTTTAGTAAAACCTTCTTCAATAAGAACTTCTTTTAGGCATTCTTTAATTAATGGTTTAATAATTTGTTTTAATTGTTCTTTTTTCATATGTCCTCACAATATATAGCTTATTGTATATTGTAGAAGCAGATATGTTTACTAAATTATTTATTTTCTAATGCTGATAGTCTTGCCAATACTTCATTTAATGTATTTTTTAATTCATCATTTTCTTGTTTAAGTTGTTTTATTGCGCCAATAGCTACGGGAATTATTTTATCAATTTTAAAAGTATAATAACCATTATGCTCGGGACCAACAGCATAATGAAATACTGGTAAAACTTCTTGTGCTATAAAGCCAACATCTGTATCATTTTCATTTATGCGATTTTTCCAAGCAAATTTTACTGGTCTTAAATTAAGTGCTATATTTAATAGTTCATTGTTCTCTAGAGAGACAATATTTTCTTTTAATCTAAAATCAGAAGTTTCGCTAGATAATTCACCGGTAGCATTATCCCAATAAAGTCTTTCGCCGCTACCACCTGCTGGTAAATTAGGGAAATATATACTTCCGGATACCCACATGCTTCCTGCATTATCAATGTAATATAATTTATTAGTATTGTTAATAATAGCAAATTCTTCTGCTGTATTTTCTAATTCTACGTATGCGATATTATCATAAACATTGTTTATTGATGTATTGCCATAACCAATAGATGCTGCTTTAGAACCGTCATAGTTTTGAAATTCTATTGAAGTTCTTCCGCTACTTCTTGTGTTTCTTATTTTAACTATATTTCCAGTATTAGTTATATCGCCGTCTGTATTTCCATCGACTCTAAATACAGAACCAGCTACTACAGATGAGGTGCCATAAACATGTAAATTACTTGTAGGGGAGGAAGTACCAATGCCTATTGTGGTATTGCCTTGAATATTTACATCGCCGCTAAATGTTTTATTGCCAGCAAACGTCTGTGTGCCAGTAGAAACAACACCTTCTAGTTCTGCACTTGCCTGTGCTACTGTAACATCAGCAGTCGCACCGTTAGCTACGGCAGTAATACCTAAACCTTTAAAGTTAACACCAGTAAATGAGGTACCTAACGGAGACCCTTCTTCATATACAGTTATAGTAGCGGTAGAAGATGGTAAACCAATATAAGTTGATGCGCTAATGGCAGAAGAGCTTAATTGAGTTAAGCCCTTTAAAGTGCCGGTTATCTCAACATTAGAAGTGAATCTACCAGTTCCATCAACATGTAATTTACTTGTAGGGGAGGAAGTACCAATGCCTACATTGCCATTATTTAATATAGTTGCCCTGACGGATTCGCTGGTTATAAGCTCTAAACTGCCATAAGTTCCATCGCTATCTTGACCAGCAGAAATAGAAGGGTTAGTTCCATTAACGCTTTGAACTATATTTAATGGGGCTAAAGAACTATTAGCAGCAAAACTTGCTATTGTATATTCATTACCGCGATATGATGTAAAGCCCTGAACATGCAATTTGCTGCCGGGACTTGTTGCTCCAATGCCTACATTGCCATTATTTAATATAGTTGCCCTGACGGATTCGCTGGTTATAAGCTCTAAACTGCCATAAGTTCCACCGATATCTCGACCAGCAGAAATAGAAGGGTTAGTTCCATTAACGCTTTGAACTATATTTAATGGGGCTAAAGAACTATTAGCAGCAAAACTTGCTATTGTATATTCATTACCGCGATATGATGTATAGCCCTGAACATCCAATTTGCTGCCGGGACTTTTAGTACCGATACCAACATTATTACCAGATAAAGCTAACACGGCACCACCCGATGCCTGTAAATAACCCCCACCTTCTATCGTATTATCGGTTATAAATCTAATATCAAAATCTGGTTCACTGAATGGTTTTCTTAAATCTATATGACCGCCGCTTGGACCACCAACTTCTATATTTGCATAGCCAGAAGAATTGGACAATAGCATAGCTGGCCCAACAATCGTGCCGGTACTTCTTAAATTGCCAGTTATTTCAAAATTCCCTGTATAATTACCTGTTCCGGAAACAACAATTTTATTTGGGCTTCCAGCAATTACACCAACAGCAACGCCATTGCTCCCAGAAAGTGTTGCACATGTTAAATTATCAGAACAATCAGTAAAAGTGGACATCTAATTTTATCCTATGCCATTACTACCAGAATATGTTGCTGCTAAACTGTAATTTGTCTCTATACCAGTTAAACCAGCACAAATGCTAACTAAATTAGTTATAGCTGCACCATTAGAAAGCAAATATATCTTGTCTGTTTTAACTTCGTATGTTACGCTAGCTTGCGGATTAACTAGGCAAAAATTTGTTCCTTTAACGCCGTTTTCACTATAACCAACTCTTAATTGTGTTCCACCTATTGCGGCGCTGTTTGTTACAGTTACGAACTTTGTAACGCTTGGAAATTCTATAACAATTGGCGTACCAGAGCTGGTTGGGGCGGTTAAAGAACCTGTTACATATGGTATACCACTGACTTGATAACTGCCTACATTGTGTAATCCAGCTTTATATTGAAATTCTGCCATTTTATTTATCCTTTTACAATCTCATTTAGAAGTCTATTTAAGCGATCTGCCTTGGTCCATATTTTACTTGGATCAAGAGTGCGTTTTTTGCCTTCACTCATCATAAATGCATTTGTGGTACTTGGTTCTTGCACGAAATCAAAACAAATAAGTTGGAAATCATCATCAACTATTGTTTTACCATTAAGTTTTTTTGTGCTTCCCAAGCCACGACTTGATATACCTAACTTAACGCCGCTTTCTACTAAAGATTTAAGTATTCTACCTGATGGTGTGTCTAATACGCGAACTTTGCCCATCACAGCATCGCCATTCCACCAAATATCTGTTACGATATGCGAAACATTACGTAAGTTAACAACGGAATCTTCTGGATGGTCTAGTTCTCCTAATGCTCTTTTGTCGTTAACCATTTTTTTATAGTTTTCGACTTCGCGTTCAAGAATTTCACGACCATATATACGTCCATTACCATTTTCAGAATCACATCTTTGCATGATGCCAGAAAGTATAACTACACCTTCTTTAACGCTCTTCTTCTCCGCTTCTGTAAGAAGATCTTGGCAAAGTCCACCATCGCATAATTCGTAAAATTCTCTAAGTAATTCTTTTGACATAATTTATTTTTAAGGCTAAAACCCCAGTTTTTATCTGGGGCTAAATTCAACTACCGTTACAGCAACGCCTCACAGGTTGTAGCATGTAGCGTCTTACATAAGTAATTTGTTTTTTCATTGGCAACACCTCCAATCAATTATAAATAGTTATTTATTTATCTTTTTTCATTTTAATTACTATACCGTCATCGTCTACTAGGCGACTTAGCAAATAACATGTTCCTGCACTTATGCATCCGGCAGTAAAAGCATTGAATGGTAACTGGATCATAAAACAATTAAACAGTCCTATCCAGAAACCCATGCATAATGTGCAGCGGAAAAAATAATGATTTGGTCGAACAGGCTCAAATATTTTTCCATATACGACAATCATTGTCATACCGTAACAGGCAAGAATAAAAGTTAGTAATTCCATTATTATTCACTTTCTGATATTTCTGCGCCACCAAAACCACCGGGTTTTAACACTTCTCTACCACCTGTAGCTGCCAAATCTTCTTCTCTCCAACCAATAGACCTACCTAATGTATTATTTTGTATTTCTTGTGCTATTATATCTACAACCGGATCTATAAATTGCTCGGCGGCTTGATCTTTTGACACACCAGCTTTTACAGCATCATAATATTTTTCTAAATAATTACTATATTTTCTTTTAAATAAATTTTTAATTTTATCAATTAAACTTTGTTTTAATATTTCTTCTTTAATAATTTGTTGAAGATGTTGTTTTGTTATTTTCATAAAACAAATTTCTAATAGTTATATCTGTAAATGCCTCTGGTGGGAAAACCATATTTGGGAATCGATCCCTTAAATGGTTCTTGAGGAATTTCGCCAAGTTCTGTAGAAACTTCAACAGAGGGAGTGAGTAGTTCTTTCTCAAGAGCATCTTCGTATGACTTTTCACGATTATATTTAGGCATTTCATCATCTATAAAAGAAGCAAGATTATATATAACTACTTGCACAGGGTCTTGACCATCTGGGGGGGTTTGTATATAACCCCCTTGTAAAGAGCCATATACATTCCCAGCTACAACACTTTCTGGTAAAATAACTCCTTTGCCAACCATATATTTAAATAAGCGTTCTTGAAGATTATATATTTGATCGGTTTGATCATCTTTAGGGAATACTAAAACTTTTTGCTTGTCGGGAACAACAATAATATCTATTTCAGGATGCTCTTTAAGCATGTAATGACCAGCAAGTGTTTTGCTAATCATTATTTCTTTTTTAATGCCATCACTTTTTGATATAACAACTTTAATCATTTTTAGTTTTCCACCTCATAAACAAATTGTTGTATTTTTAATACGCTTTCTAACATTTCAGAAGATATTTGTTTATTATTTTTAAATTCACTTAAAACATTTAAAAGTTTGTTTGTTTTTTCTAGCATTCTTGAATCGCTTTTTATCTCTTCTATTTCCAAAGAAGTATTGATTTTTGTTTTTAATCTTTCTATTTCTTCATTTAAATAAACTTTTAGTTCAGTTCCGTCATCGGCAAAAGAACTAACATATTTTGTTAATAAATCTTTTTGTTCGTTTAATAAAGAAGAATACTTTTCATTAAACTTTTTAGTAAATGTTTTAAATACTAAATTATCTATTGGTTTTAACTCTTTATTTTCGTTCAATACACAAGCACCTTCTAGAAATGCTTTTTCTAGTAATATTTTTTCTTTTATTGGTGTTGTATCGTTAAATATTTGTGCTATCGTAGCTAAATTTTTATAACTTGGAACAAAAACATTATATAGATCTGCTCCAAGAGCCTTATTGATACGATTAATTAAATAAGTTTGCTCATTGAAGAGTTCACGCTTATCAATTTTGTTGTGTCTATCTTTTACTTCTTGTAAATATTTTTCTGCTATATCTTTTTCTATTTTGCCTTGCAGCAAGGCTTTATACAAACTTAATTCTTTGCCAAGTTCTGTTTCAGGATGAAACGCTTTGACAATAAATGTTTTTACGGTTTTAAGACGATTAAAATCTTTTTCTAAAGTAGCTTTTGTGCCTTCACGTAGTAATACTTCGTAAAGAAAAGCGGTATTTCTTTTCTTATTATGCTTCATTTATTTTTTCTCCGCGTCTTTATCTTCTTTAAGTAGTGTTTTTGAAAGCGTTTGAAGCTTATTTTCTACTTCTAAAAGCATTTTTTCTTCATTATCAAAGTCAACATCCTCGTTTTCACTCATTATATTTCTACTGAGAGTATTTAATGCTGATTTACCGGGAAGTGTGCTATTTTTAGATGCACCATTGACTGCCCAAGGCGTATGTGTAGCATTGATTCCACGACTTCTAGCGCCACCGGGACGATTATCCGACACTTCTTCTTTACGATATGTATTATTAGAGCCGGGAGTCTTATAATAGCCATCTTTTCTATATTGGCGAGGAACTGCGGCATTGCTTCTTCTAGCTGGAGCTGCTAATAGACTAGTTTCTTCTGGTTTTGTTGCTTCACTGCCTGCCGCTTCACCGCCTGCTGATGGTGTTTCAGTTCCCGGCGTTTCGCCGCCCTCTGGAGGTGGTGTAGGTTCGTTTCCTCCCAACCCGCCTAATGCGCTACCACCACCTGATGCAGTATCTGCACTAGTTTCTCCAGCTTCAATAGACTTTTCAAATTGTTTATCATAGAATATGTCTCTTTGAATACGTAAAAAGTCTCTATCGCTCATCTTAAAGACATTTTCAAACACCCAACGTTTGCTAAATCCAACTTCTTTTGCCGTACCGGCCACTTCTAATTGGGCCTTAAAATGTTCTAGCTCTTGTAACTCAGATATTTTAGAAGGATTATTTAGTTTTAAACTAAACTTTAATAAATCTTCATTCCGATAACCAAGAGTATACAAATGAATCATACCAATCTTGCGTAATTCTTCTATAACTACACGTTGTAGACGTTGTACGGTTCTTGCAAAACGTATATCTTTTTGTGCTAATGTGCTTTTATCTTCTGCTGCTTTATCTTTACCATTTGTTAAATAAGCTTGTGGTAATTTAAGAGCAGAAAATAGTTTATCACGCAAATATTGTACGTCATCTATGTCACCTGTAAATGTGCCACCTTGTAGGTTTTCAATTTTAGTACCACTTTGTTGACCACGTACTGGAATATAAAAATCTTCATCAATACTCATGGGATTATAACGCAAATCTACACGACCAGTTGTTGGATCAACAATCATGTTACGTTTTAAACCAGTAATAACTTTTTGTACGAATTGTTCAACCTCTTGCGGGGCAACGTTACCAACATCGATATAAAACACACGGCGTTCTGGAGCGCGAACAATGCGATAAGCCATCATGGCATCTTCCATTAACTGTAGCTGACGCCAAATACGGCGTGCAGGCTCTAAAATGGAAGTACCATATGGAGAATATTTATCTTGCCCTAAGATACGAAAATGTGCTATTTGCCAATTTTCAAATGTTAAACCAGCGCTGTTCCATTGAAATTGTACATAATTTGGATTAGTTTCATCTTCTCCTTCAATTCTTTCTATTTCGGGCGATGGTAAACCAAGAACAGTTTTAACGCCCAATTTTTCATCAACATCTAAGTATAAAAAGAAATCACCAAACTTGCACATTGTTCTACACCAAGAAAATAAATTAGTTTCTACGTTTAGAACATTAAAATATAAATTATGAAGTATGCCTTTAATTTCATCATTTTTACAATCAATAAATAACAAATTTCTAAATTGGTTACTGGTTGTCATTTCATCGGCATAGATATCCATCGAAGAAGCTATTTCTGGCATGAATTCCATTTGATCAAAATCGCTATAACGTTCAGCACGGCTTTGGTTAGCCATGATATTACTTTGTATTGCTTCAAAAGGATTGTAACTTTTCTTTTTAAAACTTTGTCCGCTGGTGCTAGTAAATTTATAACGGTCTAAATCGCGGCGCTTATAACGTATTTGTGATTGAGCGCGAAAATTGCTTAATGGACCAGAAAATAATCTAGTTAAACCAACATATAGTGGTGATTGTCTATTTTTTGGATTATTTTCTTTTGTTTTGTTATCGGGAGCCATGATTTATCCTTTTATTATCCAGCTATAATCTTTATACATTTGTTGCACTTGTTGTTGTTTCATTTTTCTTTCTTCTTGTGCAAAACCTTTTGGAGTAGTATCTAAATAATTACCTATTTTTCCTATTGCACCTAAAAACGCCTTAGAATACTCTAAATTACGCTCGTTGTTAATTATCGCCGTATCTCTAACCCAGCATCCTATTGCTAATGACATTACCAAATCATCATTATAATTTTTCTGTGCCTCTGGACGACCATGAATCCAGACAAATGTATCTAATTCATTTGCAAATCTTAATGAATTAATTTTTATACTTTTATTGCGTATAAATTCTTCTAACTTAGCAACAACCAATGGACGATTTTTCATTGATGTTGTAAAACCGGGAACAGAGTTTGAATTATATTGCGCTGAAGAACTATCAACGAATTCATGTGTTGATTTGGCAGAATAGAATATATTTGGATATCCCATTTCTACTAGTTTAGTTAATACTGCATAACCAACGTTGTTGTTTTCTACTACCAACATACAATTGCCATATTCTTTTCCAACATCAAAAAGCAAACGAGCAAAACTATCAAGATCTATTTTTCCTTGATATTCTGCTACTTGTTCCATGTTTTTAATATCTAATACGTGAAATACAGAAAAGTCTTTTCCATCACCACGGGCTACGTCGGCAGATAGTAAATAAGAACCGCCATTTTCAAATTCTTTCCATATATGGTAGTTACGATCTATCCAAGTGCGATATTTAGGTTCAACAATATTTTTCTTAATTCTGTTAATATCATCTGGATTCATAACAGTTTCGCCAGATGCATTAAAATTACATTCAAATTCTTGTGCTATTTGACGCTTACTCATATTTCGCGTCATATTATCAAACCATTCTTGTGTATATTCTGGATGTACATACCAAGGTAATTTAGTTGGTTTAAAGTTATTTGCACCTACTTCTGAATCAGCGTAGGACTTGTGAAACCAATTACCAACACCGTTAGGAGTAGATAGAGCTATACAGCGACCGCCTGTTGAAATTGTTGGTAATAAGCCGGTCCATAAATCATCCATTTCTTCCACGTGCGCTGCTTCGTCAAGGACCAATAAAGAAAGCGTTTGACCACGACCAGCATCTTTAGATGTAGGAACACCTTGTATTTTTGAACCGTTATCTAATTCTAATTTTGTTTTGTTGTTAACACTTATTTCTGCTATTTGCAACCAAGGAGGTATAGAATTAAAGATATCTTTTACTTTTTCTACTATTTCTATTGCTGTATTTAATTTTGTTGCCATTACAAGAATGTTTTTTTCTTTGTAAAACAACATCATCCAAGCAATATAACCAGAAACAATTGTTGAAATGCCCATCTGACGTGATTTTAATATCACATTAAAACGATGATCATGAAAATCTTTTAATAATTGTTTCTGAAATTTAAAAGTCTTAAAAGGTATTAAGCCACGTTCTTGATGTACGATTCTGGCATAGTTATCCAAAAAATGTGCAGGGTCTTTGCCACATTTTAATATTTCGGCTCTAATTTCCTCTTTGGATAATTTATACGCCATGCCATTACCTTATTACCTATTTTAAATATGTTTTTGGTTGACGGCAGTTCATTAACCAACGTTTTGCTATATCAGAATAGTTTTGTTCTTGCTTAGTAGTTTCTTTATCAAAGCCTTCAATACCACCTAATTGATATGTTTGCACAGCGTTAACATAAGCTGTTCTACGATTAGCGCTTTGTACCATAACTTGTATATCGCCAAATTCAGTAAGTTCTAGGCTTTTTTTAGTTACTTTTTTATATTCTTTTTTAATAAAGTCTGCTACATCTTTTACTGTTCTACGAATATCAGTTTCAAAATTTTTATCATGTACAGCTGTTAATGGCATTTCGCTATGATATTTTAGAATCAACATATTGCCTTGATATTGAACTCCAAAACCATCCATCATTCTAGGGTCATAGATTGAGCATCCTTGTAGTAAATCTTCTGTTTCACGCTTTAAACCTACTTCTGATCCACCGTGATGTTTTGCTGAGATAGCTTGTGAAATTCCATTTACTACATCTAAAATACTAGCCATTTATTTTTCTCCATTAGGACGCCAACCTTTAGTCCATCTTTCTTCTCTTCCCTCTATGTGCTGGACATAGCATTTTTGACATGTATTAAATTTATTAAAATATACATCGTCATCTTTGCTGAAGCTATATTCAGAACAAACAGAACATATATTCTGTGTATTTTTATTAATTAGTTTCTTAGGTATTAAAATACCGCCTAAGTCTACTTTTTCTCTGGTTTCTTCATTATTTAGCAGATTTTTTACTATTTCTTTTGTATCAGCTAAATATTCACGTTCTTTTTCTTGATTCCAAAAATATTTTGGATTCATAGTTGCTAATTCTCCATACTTTTCTTTTATTGCCTTCTCTAAAGCAGCAATATAATTTGGATCTTTTTTATTGACTGTTGACATTGGTGATTTTTACTGCTGCATAAAATATTGTTACTGATAAAGCCATGCCGAGTAACATAGAAGTAAAAAGTTTAACATCATCCCACCTTTTACTATCTTCTAACTGAACTATTCTTTTATCTTTAATAGAAATTATATTATCTTTTAATTCTTCATTTATTTTAAGTTCTAGTTTATGTTGTTCTTTAAGATATTTTAATTCTATATTTAATTTAGTAATTTCACTATCTTTTTCTATTCTTAACTTATCTAATTGAAAGTTTTTATTAGCAATTACTTTAGCTAAACCTTCAGAATCAAATAAAAAACCATCATAAGGAGCTTCTTCGCCTACTTTTAAAACAACATATTCCCCATCTTCATATTCGTCTTCCTCAGTAGCTTCCACTCCAGCATCCAAAGCAACTGGTGTCGCATAGGCAATAGGTATCCGCGCCGCTAGGAACGCTAGCAGCGTAATAATACTAATAAAAGATTTTAGAAAGCCCATTATTTACGTTTGCCTTTCTTCTTTTTTTCTTTTACCCCTAACTCTTTTTTTAATTCTATTTTAAAACCCTGTGGATCTCGTTTTGCTTCTTCTTCTAAACGTCTTTTTTCTTCTTTTGCTCTTTCCACGGCTTCTTTAAGTTTTTGTTTTTTATCTTCATCAACAACTTTTATTTCTTCTTGTTTCTTTTCTTCTAATTTAGCTGTTTCTTGTTGCAATTTGTCTGATGCAGCTTTTTTGGCATCTTCTTCTTTTTTATATTGCTCTCTTTGTTGTTCCAAACCATCACCAACATATTTTCTAAGTACAAGAAAACTTAAAGCAGCTCCTGCAACAAAAAGTCCAATCCAAATACGAAACTTATTCCAATATTGTGTTAATTTAGTCATAATTATTCCTTTTTACCTGCGTTTTTCCATTTAACAGCTAAATCCGCCATACCTTCGATTCCTACATATCCTAAAGTAATAGCTGTCCATTCATCTGGTGTGATTTTTGCTGTCCATAAAAGCCAAGTAGCAAAACACCATACTAATAATTTACGAGATACAAATTTTTCTGTGACTAAATCTACTAATCCTAAACGTGATCCGTCTAATTTATTTCTTTCTGCTTCCATGCGTTTATCTAAATCTTTTATTTCTTCTTTAACTTCTTCTGATAAGCCCATATTAGACATAACAACTCCTATTGGTTAATAAATGCGTATCCATCTTTTTGTTCAATAACTATTTGCGTATCAACACAATCTTTTAAACTATCTAGATGTGAGATAAGTATAACAGTTTTAAAATATCCTTTAATTAGCTCTAATATTTTTATAAATCCATCAAGATTTTCAGCATCAAGAGCCGTTCCCGGTTCATCCATCACAAAAAAATCGGGCCGGGGGAGTGTTGTTACGCTGATAAGAGCTAATCTAATAGCTGTAGACGCAAGAGTTTTCTCCGCACCGCTACCCATTTCTAATGGCCTAGCATCATATTTCGGATGTTTAATCATAATATCCAATTTATCGTCGTCATTCTCAAGATAAATAGAGAAATCTACAACATTAGACAATATTTTAGATATTTCTTGATTAATGTCTGGTAGTTTACTTTTAATAATCTCATATGAAAGACCGTTGGGATGCATACAAGATAAATATAATTCGTATGCTGCATAGTCTTTACGAATTTGTTCTAACTCTTCCTTTTGCTTGACAAATATTTCATATTTTTGAGTAATAGAACCATGATTTTTATATAGTTCTAACAATTCTTTCTCAATAACAGACAAATTTTTATTTAAAGATAACAAAATATTGTTTTTATTGTCTTTTTTTGATAAAAGCTCTTGGAAACTTTCGATCTTTTGTTTATTTTTTTCGTATTCTTCTAGTTTTTTTTGTAAAGACTGTATGTTTCCTTCGATAATATGTAGGGAGCCACGATTCTTTTCAATCGTAAGCTCATTCTTTGCAATAAATTCTTTAAGAATCAAGGATTTTTGCACTAATGACTTAAATCTATCGTTTTGCTCTCTATTTTCTTCATCAAGAGATATAGCAGATGACCTTTTTTCATTAAGAGAGTTACCAAGTTCAATAGTTTCTTCAAAAATGCCCTTATAGCCCTCCTTAGCTGCAAAAGCATCCTTGATAAACTTACAGCTTGGGAAAGAATCCCCGCAAGGAATCTCATTTAAAAGTTTAATTTTGTTATCTCTTGTAGATAACTCGCCGCTTAGTAATGAATATTTTTTTTCTAAAGCGTTTACTTCCTTAGACAAGGAAACAAGTTCAGCGTCTTTTTTGCGTAGTTCTTCCTCGTTGATACTAGAAATAAGATTGTTTATTTCATTTAATAATGTATTTTTCTTTTCTGTATCAATCTCAACTTTAATATTGGTGTCTAGAAGTTCTTTTTGCTTACCTAGATAATTATGCAAAGATGTTTCTGTCATTTTATAATCTATTACTTCAGTAGGCATGCTGCTAATGGCTACTTGCAATTCAGCAATAGCCTGATTGGCAATAGAAATTTTTTCTTTCAAATCATCAATCGACACTTTCTTACTTTGAATTTCCATTTCAATCTTAGAAATTTCATCTTGTGCTAGAGAAATGTCTTTTTCATAATTAACACCCTCTAGTTTTTTCAAGAGAGTTTTTAACTCTGAGCTTTCTTCTTTGGCCATTTTAAATTTCTTTTCAAATGTCTCTAGATCCAAGAACTTGGCAAGAATTTGTTTACGATTAGTAGATCCTTCTGTAATAAAAGATAAATAACCAAACTGGCTAGCCATAGATGTTAAGAAAAAATCATCTACAGTGCCAAAGAAGCGACGAATGTTTTTATCTGTATCATTACGAGCCAAACCGTTCAAAGATTCACTATCTGTTGTAAATTGAACATCTGTTTTTGCTTCAATTACCTCTACGCCTTTTGTCTTTTTAATATATTTTTCGCTTTTACGATCAATAATATATTCTTCACCATCAATATCTATCGTAGCCTTACCAAAAGCACTCTCAGCGTTTTGATTAATAACGTTAAGATTCTTTCTGTTGTTTTTAGAAGTAGTATTAAAAACAGTATATAACAAGCCATCAATAACTGATGATTTGCCGGAATAGTTTTTGCCAAAGATACCTACTATACCATTTAGATTAGAAAAATCTATTTTATTACCTTCTCCATAATTAAATAGATTATCCCATTCAAGAGATTTTAATTTCCAATTAATATTGCGATATGTTTCTTCACCATCTTCAATAGCAGAAGAAAACTTTTTATTTAATTCTAATACTTTCAGTAATATATCTTCTTCTGCTTTATATTCTTTTAAATAATTACGAATAAGCTTTTCTTGAACTCCAAGATCGCGTAAATTGTCTTGATTATCAAGTATTGTAGAAGCGGTATTGTTTTTACTAATAATAGCCTTGCTAACAAAGCTTACACTTTCAGGATTAAAACTATTTTTTACAATATCTGTTGCCTTTTTAATTTTATCCAATGATATACTTTTGTCGGCAATAATACGTATGCGAGCATTAGGAGCAATATCAACGCTAGGAACCTCACCTTGATCTCCAAGAATAATATCAATATATGGTTTTGGATTTTTGATAGCATAATGTGTACATGTAAAATCATTTTTTGATTGTATGTCCCAAATTAGAAATCCTTTATCGTTTGTCTCTGCGAAGCCTTGCTGAACGGTTGAACCGGGATAGCGAACCTTACCCTCTTTATCCACTGATTGATTTGTTTTATGAATATCACCAAGAAAAACATAATCATGTCCATCATAAACATCAACAAGATGAACATCGCTTTCAAGTTGATAACCAGTATCAGTTGTAATACCAGAAATGGCACCGTGATATAAACCAATATTAATTTTTTCGGCGTTACTTGGCTTAACCCATTTGTCCTCATCAATAATGCTCAATACGTTTAAGCTAAAATGATCATTAATTGAGACTTCGCCGGAATATTTATGAAGAAAAAGATTTGGTAAATTAAGAGCTTTAATAATTGGAGAGATAGAATCTTGACGCGATTCATTCTTTAAGTTTACATCGTGATTACCAAGAATAATATGCGTTGGAGCGATTGAGGCAAGATTGCTAAAAAAATCACCAGCCATTTCAACAAATTCTGGACTGATTTGAGTTTTAGTGTGAGCAATATCGCCACAATGAATAATTAATTCTACTTTTTGTTCTCTAGCAATTTTATAAATTTCATTAAAAATTTGACGATATTCATCATGATACTTAAGATTTTTAATATGTGTGTCAGCCAAATGCAATATTTTCATTTGTTCTCCAATCAGAACAGATGATACAACACTACTAGTACAAGTTAAATAGCTAATTATTTACGATGAGCAGGAAGACTATCCCATTCATCTTTTGGAACCTTTTCCCATACACTTTCATCTTCTAAATTTTTATTTTTTAATACTACACGACCTTCATTGTCTAATTCATAAGGCGGTTCGCCGGATTTTACACTTTTATTTGGTATTAATCTATAAACTTCTATTGGTTGTTTTATATTAGGATAATTTAAATACATATCTATAATCAGACTATTGATATTATAATCTATTTTTTCTGATGGCGTTTGCTTGTCGCTTTTATCAATATATTTTACAGCATATATTCTTAATCTTCTAGGCCAATCAGGTGGTTCATTTATTAAACGAATACCAGATAAATCTATATTTTCTGTCCCATCCTGATTAGTAATATAACCAATTTTAGTTATATAATCCCAACTTCTAATCGCTCTTGTTTTTAGATCTTCTTTATAGAAGACTAATGCTACATTAATTTCTGATAATTTATTATTTATTGCTAAACAAGCTCTACCACGACCATCATGATAAAATACTTTGTTATTTAACGCATCTATACGTAAAACTGGATTGCCTCTTAAGCCGGTTTCATCATATTTTTTGATAGAGAATTTTGAAACTCTTTCTTCGCATGACACATCACTAGCTGCTAATTGTAAAAACTTTTGCGGAGGCATTCTAACATATAATTCTCCTTTTGCTTCTCTAGCATCAGGCTGCTCTTCTTCATGAATTAATGTTTTTCTATTTTTTCTAACGTCTTCTTGATCTTGTGGATCAATTGACTTTGGCTTTCTTAAAAACGTAGAACTGGGTCCAGCATCATGTTTGACATAGCCTTTTGCCATTTCTTTATACTTTGCATGTATGTCTTTATAAGATGCCGGTATTTGATCATCGGAAAATCGTGGATATAGATATCCTGCAACAGCTTCAAACATATCTGGATCTACGGCGTTTTCTTCTTTAAAATAATCAAACGCTTGCTCTGGCGTTTCTTTATTAGAGGTGTCGTTAATTATCTGTTGTATATGGGCAATATACTCTTCTCTTGATTTTTGCTTGCCGTCATGAATATCATTAAAAATATCAACCATTTTTCTCACGACAGCAACTTCCCAAGGTTTATGAGAATCATACAAAACTTTTTTAATTTCTTCTTTTATAATCTTTGATAGAAAAGATTTGTTTATCTTCATAGTCTTTATTTTTACCTTTAAGTATCATTTGTTCTGCTAATCTAACAACAGATTCTTTTTCTTCTTTTGTTAAATCTTTGCGCATAGAAAGCATTAACTTTAATAATGCTATAACCGTTTTAGGATTATATTTTTTGCCTTCTGACATTTTATATGCTCATGATTTTATTAATCAAAAAGTAATCACTATCTTTAATTAGTTTAGCGTCCTTCTTACGCTCTAAAAATTCCTCATTACTCATATCGCCAACATCTTTTTCAGCTGGGATGGGAATTTTATACACTTCTGCATCATATGCTAAAAGTGTATTAATAAGTTTTTCAGCTTTTTTCTCTGCATCGGGATCTAGGGCGATATATATTGCAGGATCATTTTTTATTAATTCACGAAATAATCTAGATCCTTCTCTCAAAGTAGATCCAAGAATAGGAATAGCATTTTTTGCTTTAATGGCATCAAATACACCTTCTACTATTGTTATATCGCTTGACCAATCAATATAAAGTTCATTAAAAATGATGTCTTTTGGTGTTGGAGGATTTAAATATCTCTTCCAATCATTTTCATAAGTTCTAGCAATAAAATAATCTATATTACCATCTAAATTAAAAGATGGAATTATCACACGACCAGAATATTCTCCAGAAACTGCATAACCGATTTTCCAATAAAGTATATCTTGTTTAGATATACCGCGATCACGCAGATAACGACGAGCTGGTAACGATGTTAGGCTAGAATCCTTGTTGCATAACGTCTGGAATTCTGTTGGTAATAAGATTGATTGTACTTTTTCTTCAACGTTTTTTTCTGCAAGGAATATCTTCTCATATTCTGTAATTTCGACAATACCAGAAAGCTCATTCCATGTCTTTTGTTGGACATAATTACCATACCTTTGTATTAAGCGGCGTATAGATTTACCTGACCAATCACATTTCCAGCATTTAAATACGTCTTTAGTAATGTTTATACTTAATTTTTTCTTATGATGCGAGCATTTTGGGCAAAAGAATAGCTTTTCATTCCCAGAAGAATAATAGTCTCCAAGAATTTGCTTAAGAATCTCTATTTTTTTAGAGTCTGACAAGATAAATACCCCGCACGGGCTATAACATATGCATCGGCTCTATCATAGCAGCCAGCAACAGGATTGCCGTGGGGAGTATACTCGACTAGGAAGCCCTTTTCAAGCTCCATAACGCGCTTTAAAACGATTTCTTTGGCATTTTGACCCCGCTCTACCTTTATGCCAACAGCTTTCCTAGCAGTCGAAGCGCCGATATATTGTGGTTCAAAGCCAAATATTTTATAAGATATCCAACTTATTATACCATTAAAACGTCCAAGAGTCAAAATAACACTTGCACTACTTAATCCGGGTCTAAATGCTTGTAAACTTTCCTCTATAAATATTTTATCTATATTATAGTCTTTTTTTAATTGTACCAGCCGCCGTTCTACTGCGTCGGCTTTAAGAAAAAAACTACTATATTTCTTAGAACGCATATCAACCATATCAAATAACAACACATTACCCGTATCATCAAGGATAGTAATGCCGGTTATTGAAGTTGATATGTCTAAACCAAGAATCATATGTGATTATTATATCACATATTTGCTTGGATCTTCATTTAATGCTATCAAACGATAAGCATATGGTACATCAGCGCTGTAAATAGCAACTTCTACATATTTTGAACCGGGAGATCCAGTAACATATGTTTCAATTGCCACTACATCATTCATCCAGTTATCACCACTCTCTAATTTAACCATTACATCAATTGTAATATAATCTAATGACGATGTACTAAATGCTGCGCCACCAAATTGTGTTGTTGGAAGAGAAATTAATTGAATACCACTTACATCAAATGTGCCACTTGTTTGATAACGTAAACGTTTATAAGCATTTTGTGTTTTGCTAGAATCGGCTATTACGGCATCAATGGCATGGAATGCTTGATCAATGCTGTACATATCATAAACACCAGAACCATTTGGAATTGATGAGGTAATTATAGGAATATTATTAAAGCTAGCTGTTGTAGCAACAGAACTGGTAACAAAAGAACCTACATTACCAGAAACAATTGGAGCATATACTGTGCTACTACCACTAAGTGTGCCTAATAAACTAGTAGAACCAGTTACTTGTAAACCAGCTGAAGATGATAGACTACCCGCTGATAATAAACCGCCCACGTTAGCAACAGTAGAAGCGTTTAATGCACTTGCGCTAACAGCTACCGTTGATGCATTTAATGGCGCACCAAGTATTGTTAGACCATTATTGGCAGTTACAGCGCCTGATAATTCTGATGGTCCACCTGAATATAAACCATATGATGCAGTTAAATAATCGGCAGAGAAAGAACCGCTAATAGAAACACTACCTGTAAATTGGTGTGTATCATCTGCGCTATTGCCAAATTTACTTGAACCACTTTGAAAAAGAACAGAAGCAGTTGTTTCAATGGAATGATAGGTACGAACATAAAGTGTTCCACTTACTGTCGCATCGCCGCTGATTAATAATCCAGAGCTTGTAATAGGTAAAGAAGAACTAACATGACCACCACCAGCTACTGTACCAGATACATTAAATAATACTGCGTTTCCTGCATTGCGATCTACTTTTGTAATCTGCTTATTTGTTTGCAGATCTGTTAACACTTTAACTGGTTTAACTGCCATTTAATAATTCTCCTTTTTACAATTTTTAATAAATAGTTTCTTTATAAACTTCCTGTCTCTTTTACTGCAATAATTCTATAAAAATCTTCACTAGTTACACTTGGCGCACTTATTTCTACGTTTATTTTGTCGCTAAACGTTCCAGACATACGTATACTAACTAAATCATTAACATATTGTGTGCTGCCGCTATACTTAATCATTACATCAAGAGACAAATAATCTATATCTGCTGCTGCAAAATTATTTAATGTAACAATTTTTTCTCCATATATATCAAAACTTCCTGTAATAACTTCTCGTAAATTATTAAAATTTGTCACCATCTGTGCAAAACGTGTATCAACAGCAGAAAACACATCGGCAACATTATATAAATCATCAACTAATAAGTTATTACCTATATTAGATAATTCGTTTGTCCCTTTAACGGTTAAATCTCCTAATATTTCTGCGTTGTTTGATACATAAATATTTGTATAATTTGCGATAGATACATCAGATGGTACATCTATTGGATTATTATTTATCGCATTAAATGTATAAGCATAAGGATTGGCCGGGGCGGATATAACAGCCCATATTTGCGAACCTGATATTTTAAATTCTACAGAAGCTAAATCATTTTTCCAGTTTGAACCAGAAGTTTCCTTAATTAAAACGTTGTAAGTAATATATTTTAATGATCCGGTTGGGAATGCAACACCAAAAGTAGAAAATACGGGTAAAGGAATTTCTGCTTGGTCACTTGTAAAATATCCAAGATCATGAAATCTTAAGCGATTATAAGATTCTTCCGAAACACCAAAACCATTAAATGCTACAGATGTTCGTAAATCCGCTGTATTTTCGTTTGTTGCGTTAAATGTATAAGCATATGGTACAAATTGTGCTTCTATGACAGCAGCAACATAAGGAGTACCAGAACCAGTTACAATAAACTGAAGTACTGCTAAATCATTTTTCCAATTTGAACCAGATTCTTCTTGAATCAAAAGATTATAAGTAAAATAATTAATTGATTCTACAGGAAAACTTGGACCATAAGCAGAAGATAATGGTAGATTTAAAACTATTGTTTCACTGCCATTAAATAAACCATCTGAATGATATCTTAGAGATGAATATGCTTGCGATCCAATACCAGCGTTTACTTGTATTTCTGAAGGAACCCAATTATTTCCATCATAAGTTAAAAATTTTCCTTCTGTAGCATTAGAGGCAGATACATTGCTTAGTTGATTTATGTTTACATAACTTTTATCATCAGTTATAACTAAATTTTTAGTAGTTAATGTGCCCGAAATAAAAGAATCAAAAGCAGAAAATATATTAGAAGCCGTAATTGGTAAAGAAGAACTAACAGCACCAGATCCTAAAGTTCCTGATACTTTGAAAAGAATATTATTGTCTTTATCAACTTTTAATATTTGCTTTCGCGCAAGTAAATCCGCAATCGCTTTTGTTGGCTTAACTGCCATTTTTATCTTTCCTTATTCTCCTATGCCGTATTCTTTCTTAATATTGTTTAAATTTTTCAAGAAATCAGGACTAATACCATGTAATTTTATTTTTCTATTTAATATCTCTTTAACCAACAAAAGATCTCGCTTTTGTTTATTTAATTTTTGTATAACCTCCTCTTTATTATCAAAACCTTCATTTGCTTCTTCACGAATCTTTTTAAGATTATCACGGCAAATCATTAACCAGTTAGTTATTTGAATAAAAGAAAATTTATACTTCATCTGGTAATTCCTTTTCTTGTTCTATTAATTGTATAATTTTATCGTATTTTTCTGCCATATGATCAATCATTACTATAAATTCATCTTTACGTTTAAGTAACATTACTTCGCTTTTAAAATCACCCGTATGTGGTAGGATTTCACGCATTATTTTGTCAAAGTCTTTGATAAGATAGGTTATTTTACGTTTCATAGTACA